CTCCCGGGACATAAAAGATTTGTTTGTTTGAGAATTCCATGTGTTTACTCGTGTGATTGCTAGGTACCTATGCGCACATTCCCTACGAACGCTCTTTTATAACTATTGTGCCTTACTATACTATACGTACTTAACCTAAATATCTTATACCTACCTATACCATTAATTTAGTTGTATCAGTAGTCTTAAGTTGTATATTACGTACTTACTATTAATATTCATTTGCTTAGCCCTCATATACCATGGGTGATACTGCTAATAAGTTAGGATTAGGATTTGCTCCCCCAAAGAGACAATTTTCACTCAAGAATATTGTCCAAGCTAGCGCTAATGCTGCAAACGTTATATCATCTTCCAAACCTATTAAAACTCAACCCCTTGGGGTTGGATCTCCATTAGTTGTTACGGCGCCTCCTCCCTTAATCTGCCCATCTAAGCCCACTAACACAATTGCCAAAGATATAGCTAGTCATGTTCCCACTCAGCTTGAGTCCATTCCACTAAACGTACAATCATCCAACACTGACTTGCTTAAATCTAAAATGCACCAAAGACTACGAATTATCTCATTCCAATGCGTGTCATCTAACGCTATTAGACAGATTGATGGTCAACATGGTGTTCGCAAAGTGATTTTTGCCCATCAAGTACTGCAATGTGGTTGTAATCAGATTCCCTCACACAATGTAAAAATCCGACAACTCTTCGATGATAGCAAGAGCACCCCAAATAAGACCCATGTAACCATCAAGAAAATCAAAGAGTATGATGCAGAAACTGTCTTGAATGAAATCATTCAATATTGTGATCAACATAGCCATCATGAAAAGCACTTCACACCAAAGTCTCCTACTATTATGATATCAGGGCAACTGAAATACAATGATCACAACTTATTGCGGCGGAGATTTGCTCTAGTTACGTTAATTGGAAATCGCCCCCAGGATGTCGTCAGATTAAATGAATACATAGCAAGATACAATCTAGAATCATACGCATCGTCGATTCTGGAAACTAAGCCGGGTGAATGTTTGATTGTTGACCAATCTGAAACTTACCATATCTTTGCGCAATGTATGCAAAGTGCGGATGAACTTCCTCAGCTCTCCATAATACAGCAGTGTCTTACATCCGCTAGTTACGAGCTTCTACACCTACCATGTAAAGCCATCATCATTCCTACCATTTGCCAATTGTATGGTCTGAACCATTTTACTCAGGTTAATGACATACTTATGCGGATGATTGATCAAACGTTTGACTATCACACTATTCCTGTTGTTTGTACGTTAGATGGCCCTAACGCCCACTTATCATCCCATCAACATGATGCTTACAGTTGTGTCCCCAGTTTGTATGCCCATAAATGGTTTGAACGACATGAGCATAAATTAATTGCGTCACTTGATATCATATGTAACCATCTTATTACTGGCACTTCTCCTAACCCCAATGTGACTAAGCCTCCTCTTCCAACTAAGCCTAAGGCAATTAAACAAGATGTAAAACCCAAATCTGATGTACATCCCGATCTTGATCACATCACAACATATACCAGTCAACAGCCTATTCCTCCTCCTACTGATACCCCTGTCGTTAATAAAGACAGTCCTGAGAAGGTGATGTCTGAGAGTGAACAAAACTATTTGTTTCGCCGTTGGAATACTCTGCACGAGACTAATTACAACTACATTTATCCTAACAATGATTATAAAGAAGTACTGTGCATCATCTTGCCCCCAGGTACTGGTAAAAGCTCCATCTTAGCAAATCAACCTTTACTTATAGAAGCCGACGAGGCATTTACTAAGCAGGATTTTGTTGACTTAAACACCAAAAACGACGGGTTAGTGTATTCACGCATCGTCCAGCGATGTATTAAGGAAGGATGCTATGACAATAAAATAGTAATGGTCCACAGTCGTCAACATGCTCAATTGGTTGGTATGACAATAATTGGTTCCTTTAGCATCTGTGCCAATGACCTCACTAACAGTGATAGATTTCAACCCTATATGCTAGCATGTGCTCATGAGGCAACACTAAATATGTTACATTGTGAGTTTGAAACATATGCTACCTTTGCAATATGGTTTATTGATGTAGTACGTCCCATCACCGATGTAAATCTGTTGAGTAATGTAATCTGGGAAAAATGTCATACGGTGAGTGAGAATCTAGACAAATTCCGTTGTGCTAACGCCTCCAATCAGCAGAAATTAGACTGGGAGCGCCTATATCATAAGTTTAATGCGCATGTAGGATATGATAGGGATGAGGGTTCTACCGCTCCTGTAACTACTGCCGAAGTCCATCCTCCACCCCCACCTAATGATGAAGTAGATAGTGTCAATGAGCGACAGCCAATTCCAGCTGACTCCAAGAGCGATGATCCTATCGCAAGTGAAACTGATGCTCCAATTTTAACTTCTCCTGCTACAGTACATAGTGATGTGTCAGATTTGCCGATCACCAATGAGAACCACTCATCCATCGACTTGTTATCTGAAAACCAACGGCTGTTAGACGAAATTAAAGAATTGAGAGAAATGAATGCTAACCTAAGTAAAACCATAAGTGAACAAAAAGATGCTATTGCCTCTAGGGACAAACTGGTGCGTGAGTTAACAGCGCAGATTTGGGAACTTACAGGTACTAATAATAAGCATGTAGCTGAGAACAATATCCTACGTAATAGCTTGCGAGATTGTTGTTCGAACGTTGATGATCTAAAACGTGAGCTGTGTACGCTGAATGAACAATGTCAGTCCAACATTCAGACGTCACATGCTGAACTTTCACCTATTGCGATGCAACAGGCACAACAGACGCCACCTCCTGCTATGCCACCTATCGCAGAGGAACAGTCTGAGGATATTTTAGCTCGATGTCTCTATTCGGAAATCATTCAACCACATATTGCTGACCCTACTGATCACGATGCTGTTGACCGGTTTAAAGAAAGACTGCGTCAGTGTCTCACCAAATCCGCAATAACCAAACCCAAAAGAGCTATGACGCAAACTATCTCCACTGAGGCTACGGATGGGGTTATGCGCAGATCTTTTTCGGTATCGTGCACTCATGAACATCCTAAGAGCGCGGATAGTGGAATTTGTTCCAATGATTTGCGTGACACAGCACTCTTCCGCATTTCAGGTTTGTGCAGACGATTAGATCAGTTTTCAACCCAGGAGTTATCTTACTTTTCAATGCATTTAAATTATGTCCAGAACCTCCTCCTAACCATTGAGAAATTACTTCCTGAGAAGGCGTATATGTTACCAGTTTATTCACCTTTCTTTGATTCATTTCTTCCTACTCTTGGTAACTATTGGAGTGGGTCATTTAAAAGAGTATTATATACAGACTCACCTCTCTCTACTCTCTGTGATGGGCTGTACTAACCAATTTGAATGAAACGATTTACATATGTACCAACTATCAACATTGGGGCCAACATTCTTTTAAATTAACAATCCTATAAAAGCTAGGTCAAAGATGCAATCAGCAACGACTATATCACGCGGAGGTTATCAAACAAGGCAGGCTCTGGGAGGCACACCC